GTCATGACTACAAAAACAAAATAGAATGCCTAGAATGCTACCCAAATCACCACTAGACTATTCCCTTGAAATCCGCTACAGGCTTTCAAGCGGTGAATGGTCTGCATGGATGAATAAGGGAAAAGGTAGCTTTCAAAGTATTGAGATAGTGCAGAGGCAGATCAGAGTCCTAGCAGCCTCATATAATGGCAGAGAGAAGGAAGTACGCTTTGAGTGGAACGGATGGCTGTGTGATTTTGCAGGGCTTCCCACAGGTGAAGTAATAAGCCTAAAATGAAAGCGATTGGATGGCTATATGACAATGAATTCAAATATGTATTTCAGAATATAGGTAAGGATCTATGGGAAGATCTAAGGCAGGAAGTAGCTGTGATAGTCCTGGAGTATGATGCCGAAAAACTTAGGGAACTAGAAGCCAAAGGAAAGCAGGTCTTCAAGTTTTGGATAGTGCGGATCTGCTGCAATCAGACCAATAGCAAATATGGGAAGTTCGGCAGGATGTATGCAGCCCTAGTTCCTGTAGAGGATATAGTCAAGTTCATCAAGGAAGAAGAAGAAATAGACAATAGTCAAGCGGTGGCAGACTCAATATCTAAGATAGTAGAAGGGCTATATTGGTACGATCAGGAGATTCTCAAGATGTATGTGGAACTTGGTTCAGTGCGCAAGGTATCAAAGCAGACAGGCATTCCACACACTTCAATTTTTATAACCATTAAAAACATCAGAAAATGTATCAAATCACAGCTAGTATATTAGGATCAATTGGGATAACCCTGATCTATTTCTATATCCTGAACTTTCCTAAATTTTTTAAGAAAGTCACAGGCAGGAATTTGGTCAAGCCTTTTAGCTGTTCATTCTGTATGTCCTTTTGGATAAGCCTGTTTTTTCTAATCTTAAAAAACGGATCTACTATCTGCGATATTTATATCTAGTATAGTACCCTTCATCTACCTGTATGTGGAGGATCATTTCACTAATAAGTTTGAACTATGACACCAAGGGCAAAGGCTGATCAATTGCTGATCAAGTTTAAAATGAGTGAATGTACACATGGCTACAATGATGTGAGGGATCTACACGCTGCTAATAGATGTGCAATAATAGCAGTAAATGAAATAATAAATTCAAACCCTCATTCAAACCCACTAAATACAGAAGTATATTCAACAATGGATTGGTGGCAAGAAGTTAAAAAAGAACTAGAAAAATATGACACCTGAAGATCAAGAACTATTCAAGAAGCACTTTGAACTCTATGAGTGCTACAAAAAACACTCTTTCATTCGTAACTATTCGAAGACAGTATACACGGAATTGATTCACCTATATACTACCTATGTCAACAAGAAGCACAACTTCTCACATTGGTGCAGTCAATGTAGAGCAGAACTAGTAAACTACCTGTATGGGTGGTATGTGAATGAAGCGAATACCACCTGGTACAAAGAAGACAAGGTAGAAGAAATATCTCAAGTGACTTTCAAATCGGAAGAACCTGTGATTGAAAATAAGCCTATCAAGAGAAGAAGAAAACCAACCAAATAAACACATGGACAACAAACCAAAAACAAGACTAGGAAACGGGAAGAAAAGAAGTGATTCATGGATCACTGCTGCTATCTGTATATCTGATGCTGAGGCACACGCTTACACTTACAACGGGAAGAAGTATGTGAACTTGAATATCAACATCTATGATAAGCCGAATGAGTACGGGAAGGATGTGGCTATTACCTTAAACGATTATAAAAAGGAGGAAAATAATACCCCACAGGTTAACAAGATGCCTACTGCTCCTGCACCTGTAGAGGAAGAAGAATACAATCTACCATTCTAAAAAAACGAACCATGTCAAACTTTCAATTGAATTTTAATAGTGCAACAAAAGTGATAAGTGTAACCCTTGATCACGAAGACGGAATCTTTGATCTAGCTTACTTGTTTAAGAAGTTGCTAGATGATGCAGGTATCCCCAACAAGCTAGAGGAAAAGGATATCACACCTGTAGAACCTTTGCAAGTAGCCAACGAAAAACTAGACTAATGGAGATCAAGCTAGTCAAACTTTCAGAGATCAAAAGCAATCCTAACAACCCTAGGATTATCAAGGATGATAAGTTCAGAAAGCTAGTCAAGTCTATTCAAGAGTTTCCAAAGATGCTTGAGATCAGACCTGTGGTAGTGAATGCTGATATGATAGTCCTAGGGGGAAACATGAGATTGAAAGCCTGTAAGGAAGCAGGACTCAAGGAAGTGCCTGTGATCTTTGCGGATGATCTTACAGATGAAGAACAGAAGCAGTTTATCATCAAGGACAATGTAGGCTTTGGTGAATGGGATTGGGATATGATTGCCAATGAATGGGATGCGGATCAGGTAGAAGAATGGGGTCTTGATATTCCTGAGTTCAGCATAAAGGAAGAACTAGAAGCGGAGGAGGATGATTATGAGATTCCTGATGAAGTTCAAACCGATATTGTCCTAGGTGATTTTTTTGAGATTGGAGAGCATCGTTTGCTTTGTGGAGATAGTACCTGTTCGGATACAGTTGCAAATTTGATGAATGGAGAGAAGGCGGACATGGTCTTTACCGATCCTCCTTACAATATAGGTTTTAAGGGTACGATGTCAAGTACATCAGTAGATGGAAAAATAGTTCCTTTTAAAACTGAAAACACAAAGTATGATGAAATAAAAAATGATTTTCATTCTAAAGAAGAATTTAATGATTTTATAAAATCTATTATAAAAAACATAATTTTATATTGCAAGGGTGGTTGGTATATATCCTTTAGTAGTTCAACATTGAATGAAATATTAAACCCTTTAAATGATTTAGAAGTAGAATATAAGAGTATTATCATTTGGGTTAAAAATCAGGCAAATATGGGGGGAGGACATTATAAGAGAAGATATGAGCCAATAGTTTATGGATACAATGAAAATATATTCTATGGAGAAAGTTTTAAGGAGGAAGATGTATGGGAATTCCAAAGAACATTAAAGAATGATTTGCATCCAACAATGAAACCAATTCCATTGGTTGAAAATGCATTAAATAAGAGTAGTAAAAAAGAAGATAAAATTCTTGATTTATTTTTAGGTTCAGGGTCTACAATGGTAGCAGCACATCAACTCAAGCGCAAATGCTATGGGATGGAGCTTGATCCAAAGTACTGCCAAGTGATAGTAGATAGGATGAAGAAACTAGATCCTAGCCTAGTGATTAAAAAGAACGGTATTGCACAAAATTGAACAATATGAAAAAGCCTGATAGATCCGTGATAGAGAAAGCAATTGTGAAGGCATTTGGTAACCTTTCTACAGCCTCAAAATCATTGGGGGTAGAAAGGGCTACCCTTTACAAATGGATTGAACAGGAGGGCTTAGAAGATGCTGTACAGGAAGGAAGAAATAGAAGGCTTGACTTTGCAGAATCTATGCTTGATAAAGGGATGCAGGAGGGGAACATGACTGCTACTATCTTCTTTCTTAAAACTCAGGGGAAGTCTAGGGGATATGTCGAAAGGCAGGAGATCACAGGTGCTGATGGGAAAAAGATATTCGAAGTGAATATTGTGGATGACAGCAACTAGCATCAAAACAAATAAGGTATTCCGCCATCTTGAGAATAGCAAATCAAAGATAGTAATTGAGCAAGGTGGCACTAGATCAGGGAAGACCTACAATATCCTTCTTTGGATAATTTTTTCATACTGCGAAAAGAACACGAATAAGGTAATCACCATCTGTAGGAAGACCTACCCTGCTTTGAGGGGTACTGTCATGCGTGACTTCCTTACCATCTTGAAAGATCATGAGATCTACTCAGAAGATGATCACTCAAAGACAGCATCAGAATACAGGATAAACGGCAACACGATTGAATTCATATCCCTTGATATGCCTCAGAAGATCAGGGGTAGAAAGAGGGATTTACTTTTTTGTAATGAGGCAAATGAATTGACCTTTGAAGATTGGCAGCAGTTGCTTTTCCGTACAAATGAAAAGGTGATAATTGATTTTAACCCTTCGGAGGAATTCCATTGGATCTATGATCAGGTACTACCTAGAAAGGATGTAGAATTCTATCAGACTACCTACAAGGATAACCCCTTCCTGGGGGCAGAGATCAAAGCAGAGATTGAAAGACTCAAGGAGATAGATGAAAACTATTGGAGGGTCTACGGGCTAGGAGAACGGGGGCAGAGCAGATCCCTAGTATATACCTTCAGTACTACCAAAGAAATACCAAAGGAAGCAAAGCTAGTAAGCTATGGTCTTGATTTCGGGTATAGTTCAGATCCTACTTCCTTGGTGAGAACCTACATCCTAGATGATTCCATGTATGTGGATGAATTGCTATATCGGACAGGCATGACAAATCAGGACATAGCAAATGAGATGAAGGTACTAGGGCTTGATAGGAGTAATGAAGTATTTGCAGATTCAGCCGAGCCTAAAAGTATAGAGGAGATCTACAGGATGGGATGGAATGTAAAGCCTACCATCAAAGGATCTATCAACATAGGGATAGACATCATCAGGAGATACAAGCTATATGCAACGGAAAGAAGCTATAATCTGATCAAGGAACTACGGAACTACAAGTATATAGAAGATAAGAATGGGCAGATGACAAATAAGCCCGTGGATAATTTCAATCACGCATTGGATGCCTTAAGGTATTCGGTGGTCAACAAGATCACATCAAGCCATCTAGGGAAGTACTCCTTCAGATAAATACATCAAACCTTAAAAATATATTTCTAGCTATGTGGGATAAACTTACAGTTGGGCAGTTCATTAGCCTGTACGATATTGAGGCAAATTCAAATCTGAACATTATCGAGAAGCAGCAGAAGATGCTTGCAATCGTGGAGGGTAAGGATGAAGAATACTATGATGATTTCAAATACAGAGATCTCATGCATGAGTATGCAGAGAAACTATCCTTCTTTGACAATATCCCTGATACCAAGCCTGTAGACTATTTGCAGGTAGGTGATAACAGATACAAGTTCTGCTTTGAACTACACGAGATCACGGCAGGGCAGTACATTGACATCCTGGCTTTTAGTGGGGAGATCATGCAGATAAATAAGATTGCTGCCTGTTTCTTCCTTCCTATGCAGGGTGATAAGTATCAAGGCTATGGGGTAGTGCCTCATGACATGGTGGCTGATGATTTGCTAGGGGCAAAATTTATAGAAGTGTATAGCTGTATGCTTTTTTTTTGTCAACTATTCAGCGAATTAATCGCAACTACCATAACCTTCTCAATGGAGAACAAAAAGATGGCACAGAACCTAGTGGATTTATGGGAAGGTGGGGGTGGGTATTTAGCACTAAGCAGGTCGCAGACTTCCAAAATATCACAGTCAATGCAGCCTATGAATTGAGGGTGATAGAGTACCTGAACACCTTAGCATATTTGAAGGATTATAACAAAGACAAAGAAGCGCAGTACAAGAAATGGCAGTTGCAACAAAAGATGAAGTAGCCAATATCACAATTGGAGGAAGAAAGCTAAAGGGTAGTGAATATGTCTTAAAGGCTGAAGATATCCTGCTCCAAAATGTACAAAGTGCTTTGCTTCGGCTAGGTTATAATCTAGCTGATAAACTTGAGGCAAATGCTCCAATGGATACAGGAAGGATGAAGGGTTCTTTTGGACAGCCTAACATCATTGAAACTAAGTACGGCTATAGAGTAGAGATTCCAACAGGTGCAGAATACTATGACTATATTGATAAAGGGGTAAGGGGTGTTCAGCATGACATCAAAAACAAGAAAGTCTACCCAAATGCAAAGGGAGAGTTCTACCAATTTGAAACATACTTCATGCCATTGAAAGCCTTGCAACAATTAGAGGGATGGATGAAGCGAAAGAATATAGAAATAGAGGCAAGGAATATGAGGGTAAGAGCAGCGGAGGAAGGTGATCCTTTAAAGGGTAGAAGAATCCTTCCTCAGATTTCAAGTAGTGCTAAAAGGATGGCATACTATATCAAGAAGTATGGTATAGCAGGGACTAACTTCATCCAAAGATCAGTAAATGAGGCAACCCCTCAATTCAATGTAGACATTCAAACCATAGGAGCAGACTCACTCATTTTAAGAATAAGCAAATGATCACACTAGTAGAACCAAGCATTGATATTCTTCCTGCATTCAACAGGATTAACTACACTATAAGCAGCACGAACTCAGAAGAAATAGGCTTCAAGTATGTGGTGAAAGTTTATAACTCAGATGATGAACTAGTCACTACTGCATACTATGATAGCCCTGCTGATCCTGGGGATGCGGTGGAGTTCGATGTATCAAAATATGTATCCGTAGATTTCACCTATTCCAAGGGCTTCTATGAGACTGCTACTTCTTCAAGTTCAAAGAATGTGATCAAGGGATACTACCTGAAGTGCTATGAGTACTATGAGGTAGGTGGTGAATTTATCATAGTCACGGCTAGTGAGGTAGTGAGTGAGACTAAGTATGCTTTTGCAGGTGCTTTGCCTTTGCTAGAATTGAAAGAATGGTACTCTGATCAGGCACAATATTGGGGATCTAGTAATACTATATACAAGCCATTGACTGCATGGGATACTATCAAGGTAAGAGAGACAGATGCGCAGGTATTCGGCTTCATTAACACGGGGCTTTTGACCAATGTAGAACTATTTGTGACCTATTCAAACGCTACCACTCAGACCTACTATATCACACCTTCGGCAGTTACTAGTCCCCATGTCACCTATGTACAGATCACCCCTATGACCTACGGATCAGGGGTAGTATCTATTCAGTTATTTGTGAATTGGAATAACGGATCTGCAAGAAGGTACAAATTCGCTACCCTATACACCCAATCCTGTGGAAGATATGATCCCATGAGGATAGCCTACCTTAACAAGTACGGAACTTTTGATTTCTTCAATTTTGACCTAGTGAATAAGACTAGTTTTCAGATTGAAAAGAAAGGATATGAGAGAAACTACAGCGGTGATATCTATGAGGCTAATGGGGTAGTGGTGAAGAACATCAACCCGATCTACTACACCAAAGAAACACAGAATTGGAAGATCATTTCAGACTATTTGAATGATGCACAGGCGGAACTTCTACGGGAACTATACTCTAGTCCTTTGGTCTATTTGAACCTTGTGAATGACAACTATATCAGCCCTTCTTGGATTCCTGTCAAGCCTTCAGCTAGTAGCTATGAGGTAAAGAAGACGGCTTCAGATAAGGTCTTCAATATTGAACTAGATGTAGAATTCCAAATCATAAACAATCGACAGGTAATATGAGCGCAAGGCTATTTGTAGAAGGTATTGAAGCGGATACCCTAGGTGACATAGATGTAGAATTCACCTTCTCTGTGGCTGATGTTAGCGACATTGAGAGAAGGAATACATCCTATTCAAAGACATTGACCCTACCAAGTACGGCAAAGAATCAGCAGCTATTCGGGAATATCTTTGACATCTCTGTGAGCAATGACTACATAGTAGGTGATGTAAACATAGGGCAGAACTTTAACCCTGCAAAGCAGGCGCAGTCACAGATCTTCCTAGATAATGTCAAAATATTTGACGGGGTTCTAAGGATGATGAAGATCAATTCTAAGGAAGGGGACATTACCTATGAGGTGAATATGTTCGGTAGGCTTCGGGATATCCTTCATGAACTAGGGGACAAGACCCTAGCGGATCTGGATTTTGATGACTATGACCATACTTGGAACAGAACAAATATTGAAGATAGTTGGGATAGGCTTGAGTGGGTAGATGGTGCGGACAACTATGTCTATCCTTTGGTAGATTATGGCTATTCAGTAGACTCAATCACCTATCCTATAGAGAACTTCAAACCTGCTGTATTTGTAAGTGAAATTTTGAAGCGGATCTTTGCGGAAGCGAACTTCCAAGTGACTGCACCCTTCTTCAATTCCTTCTATTTCAGGAAGCTACTTTTGATCACGGCAGAAAAGACCATCACAAAGGAAAGCACTACCCTACTGCATCAAACCCCTGTACTATATCAGCAGGAAGTGACTACAGATCCTTCCTTCTCAAGACTATTGAATTTCAGTAGCACCTTAGCTTCAGGATTTTTGGTGCAAAATTCAGGGACTAGATTCAGATGGAATAAGAACCAAACTTTGAACACAGGATTGACCTTGAATCTCAGGGTATCCTTTGAATCTTTGCAGGCATACACAGATAATGTCTGGACTATATCAGTTTTGAAGAATGGATCAGAGGAACTATACAGCAGCAAGCTAGTTTCTTTTATTTCGATTGGTCAATATTATTTCTGGGATGTAGAAATCACAGCAGGAATTAGCCTTGAATACAATGCCTACTTTGAGATCCGATTGAAGGGAGAGATTGCAGGATCGGGAACGAATACCCAACTTCAGACAGAGGTAGTGGTAGCACCTATTGGATCATTCAAGATAGGCAACACAGTACCCGTGGCAGTAGAACTAGAAGAAGGTGATACTATGAAGATAGGCTACACCCTTCCAAAGTCAATGAAGCAGAGGGATTTCTTGAAGTCTATCATCTCTATGTACAATTTGTATGTGACACAGGATAGGCTTAGGACAAATGTCCTAGAGATCATCCCCTACAATGAGTTCTACAGAACCTTCAAGGATCAGGCTTTAGATTGGAGTGATAAGCTAGATCAAAGTCAAGAGATAACTATCACCCCACTATCCGAACTTTCAGCTAAGGAGTACAGGCTTACCTTTGATGATGATGCAGACTATTGGAGTACTTCCTACAAGACCAAGTTCAATCAAGCCTATGGGGAAAGTAGAACTATCATAGACAATGATTTCATCTTAGACACCAAGACTGTGAAGGTGGTCTTCAGTCCACCTGTAATGAGAGAGCAAGTACTAGGGCAGATCATGATCCACCTGTACAAGGTAGAAAATGGGGTCAAAGTACCTGACAACTTCAAGCCTAGAATAGCTTATTGGAAGCCACAGGTAGAATGTCCTTCTTGGAATATAGCCTATTCTTCAGGGAACATAGCCTATACTGCCTACCCCTATGCAGGTCACCTAGATGATCCAATCATCCCTACTACAGATGTGCTTTTCTCATATCCTAGGGAGGTCTATTTCTCGATTGGGGTCTACCCTCAAACCAATAACCTATACACGGAATACTACGAAGGCTTGATCACTTCGATAGGGGACAGGAATAGTAGGCTATTGGAGGGATATTTCTACCTAACACCTACGGACATTATGAACCTAGATTTCAGGACTATCATCAAAGTGGGTGTTCACTACTTCCAACTTGAGAAGGTGGATAAATTCAATCCGATTGCAAACAATTTGTGCTATGTTTCCCTATTCAAAATCCTAAGAAACATCAGCCCTGTAGACTATGACTTCATCCTATTGGAAGATGACTCATATATGCTACAAGAAAACGGGACTTCAAGATTTTATATTTAAGAATTATGGCAGATAAGAGAATAAGTCAACTAGTAGAACGCACAGACATTGCGAATAATGATGTTCTACCTATAGTAGCAAGCGGTGCTACCACTACGAACAAGGTCACTATTTCAACTATTCAAGATTGGATGCAGGACAACCTAGATGTAGGGGTCACTTCAGTAGGTTTGTCTATGCCTTCGGCTTTCACTGTCACCAATAGCCCCGTAACTACTTCAGGGAATATCTCTGTAGTAGGTGCAGGAACAGTATCCCAATACATCAGGGGTGATGGTAGCCTAGCAGACTTCCCTCAAGGTGGAGGCGGTGGCGGTGCTTCTGTTAACTACTACCTAAATGGTTCTGTATCTCAGGGTACTATCGGAGGGATAGCCTACTATGAGATGAATAAAGTTCCTATTTTGGGAACAGGTACAGATTTTGTGGCTATTGCAGACGGGTATCTAGCTTCATTCATTACGGATGCGGGAGATCCTAGTCTACTACAAATCCCAGGAGGGAATTGGAATTTTGAAACCTACTTCAGTGCATCTTCAGGAGGTGGTACTCCTTCATTTTATGTAGAACTTTACAAGGTAGATTCAGGTGGAACGGCTACTTTGATAGCTTCAAATTCAGGCACTCCTGAACTCATAGCATTTGGTACTACAATTACTCCCTATTTTTCTACTCTTGCAGTACCTACTACAACACTAGCCTTGACAGATAGACTAGCACTCAGGTACTATGTAGCAAGATCAGGAAGGACTATAACCATGCACACGGAGAATAGTCACCTTTGCCAAATCATCACTACATTCACCACAGGCTTAACTGCTTTGAATGGCTTGACTGCTCAAGTGCAGAACTTCGCTACAGGGACTAGTGGAACGGATTTCAATATCTCAAGTTCAACTTCTACCCACACCTTCAATCTACCCAATGCATCAGCTACTGCGAGAGGTGTAGTATCTACAGGAATTCAGACTTTTGCAGGTATAAAGTATTTCAATGATACTATAGTAGCAAATGATGATATTCAACTTGCTCAAGATGGAACTGCCCTTCCTACCTATTTAAAAAATATTAGCGGTACTTATTTGACTGCTATAGGTTCAAATGGTATAGGCTTCAATGGCTCAAACAATATATATTTTGCGGGGTCAAACAAAAACGGGGGAGTCATTGCATTCAATAACACATCCAATCAGACCTACACCCTACAGGATGCTTCAGGAACTTTGGCTTTTACTAGTCAAATCCCTACCAATCCTGTAGGTGGTACAGGTGCGCAAGGAAGGGTAGCTTATTGGAATGGAAGTGGAACTATCACTTCAGATTCTCTTTTCCAATGGAATGACACATTTAAAAGGCTAGGTATTGGAAGAACTCCTACTGTCTCTTTGGATGTAGAAGGAGCAGGATTCTTTTCTACAAGTGTTACTGCTCAACAAAGTAACATCACAGCAGATGGGGCAGGAGTAGTATTGCAAGGATATGTAGATAATAACCTAAGAATAGCAGTAAGGGGTAGCGGATACAATAGCGGTTCTAGGGGTGGATTGCTTGCAGCGACAGGTGACTTCTCAGGTACTTTGACTGGGACTATAGTAAATTTATCTAATACATATACAGATACAATTAATATTACATCAACTGCAGCAGGAACTACAAAAGGCCATATAGGTCAATTTGCTGATAGTTTATATATAAGCAATAATTACTTTTTCAATGGCTCCCAATCATTTGATGATACATCAAAGGCAAATTCAAGTATAGAATTTGCAGCAGGAAGTCTATTGTTTAAAACAGGTGCAGCAAATACAATCCCCGGTACTAAATTGACAATTGCCTCCACAGGCGCAGCTACCTTCTCAAGCAGCGTGACGGCTAGTAGTTTCTCAAATGCAGGACTACA